GGGGCGGTGGGGTGGGAGGTCAAGGGCCTTGCACGTGGCTTCCATACGGGCAGGGCAGTCGGACAGAGGCTCCGAGTCTGCGCAAAGTCTCGGGTCTTCGCCTTGCGATTTGAAGGCGGCGACACGTTGGACATTTGGCGGGTCGGATTTCTTGGAGTAAACGTCGCACGGGGGCGTGGTCCAATCAACTCCTAGATCGCCTGGCATCTTTGGCAGAACCATGGCGGCGATCGTCTTCCACGTGGTCTGTTTCGCGAGCAAATCGTGGAAATCGCGGAGCTCCGCGGAGGAAATGCCGTAGTCTTCAGCGACACACTGGAAGCACATGTCTTCAGCGTTGTCGTCCCATGGGTAAGGGCCGTTCGTGAGCTTCCAGTAAAGATCACGATCGTTATCAGACAATTCGGCGATGCGGGCAGGGCTGAGGGCCGTGCCAGCTTCCGCGGTGCCGAGGTCAACGTTGTAGAGCACAGCCATGGCCTGCAAATACGCGCCGACCAGCGGTGCATTGCGGTCGACGGCAGCGTAGCCTTGGAGCTTGAGCCCATAACGTTTGACATCACGGCTTTGATGGATAGAAAGTTTTGCAATGGCCTTCTCCACTTTGCAGTAGGAGCCGACCGTGATGCTAGGGCAGGGGAAAATGCGGCTGAGAAACTCAACGCGCTGCTCTCGCATCGCTAACGTGAACTCGAGAGTTCGCACAAAGCCGTCTTGGCGGTCCACGTAGCGCATGGCACGCTCATACAGCTCATTGCTTACCAACGGCAAGGCAGCATCTAAGGAGTCGTCCCCGAACTTGGGACCAATCCAAGCGTAAGCGCGCGACGTCAGCTTTTCCTTGAGGGGCAAGCTTTTGTCGGCTTCGAACAACTTGGGGCCGTGGGTCTTCTGAGCGAGCTTCAAATGCGCCATGAAAGACTTCATGGAAATTTCGGGGAACTGAAAAGCTTTCCACCAAGCCGCAAGGGCATCGGCGTCCCCGGAAAAGTCCGGTGTCTCAAGAAATTTGGCGTCTAGTTCGCCCGAGTCAAGCATAGCAAGCAGGACCCAGCAGTGAAGTTTGGTCTCCATCTCCCGCTCAGCAAACGGGAGCGTGTTCAGAACAGTAGTGATGCCGGTTCCACTAGCGTTCTTCCACTTCGAGGATTTGATCTTACCGTTCATCGTGAGAGCCATGTTGAAGCAGCTATCAAATATGCGGATAGCTTCCTTGAGGTCATTAGGGTGCATGAAATATTCAAGGAACTCACGGGTTACTAGGTTCGAGTGCTGGCTGTGTCGGTCTTCTGCGGCTTCATAATCCACCGCAATACAGCCACCACCGTCGAAATTCTTTTCAAAGTCCGCGCTCTTCTCGTAGCAGGCGGTAACAGCCTGGGTGACCGCAGCAGGGTCAGATCCAGGAATGTACCAGCTGCAACCATTGCTTACCTTGCTCGGCCGAAGCACGAGCTCGATGGTCTTGCCGAGAATCCCCGACTCGATGGAAATGTCGGGGTTGCAATTTTGCACGCAGCGAGGGTAGGGCTTGGTTTTGTGCGCTACCTCTTTCTTAATATCGACGCGGCCCTTCTCATCGGGCCAGGGTCCCATCGCGGCGGTCTTCTCGCGCTCCTTTTGACACGCACTAGTGCGGTTGTCAAGCACGAGGTTAACGTCGACCAGCCGGACGGACCCTTTCGCGACACCGGTTTCCGCCGCAACACTTGAAATAAATGTGGTGCGGACGTACTTCGATATCTCTTCATGGGCTTTGCTGGGCTGCGTAGTGTTGCGCATCCCATCCATTCGCTTCTTGCCATACGCGTCGAAGGCCGGGGGGCTCTTGGCAACGACGCTGGGGTTGGACCCGGTAATGTTAGGGCCAGCTAGCATGGCAGTAGCGGGCTCT